TGGGATATTACAATTTGTACAATAAGCAAAATTCATTTATTGTCGGTGAAGTTTCTCAAACAAATGGGCCTTATGGTAACTACTTTGGGGATAGTATAAATTACTGTGGCTCAGGTAGTAATGTTTTAGGCCATTATGGTTATGCTGCTACAAGTTCAACCGCTTTGGGAATTGGTGCAAGGGTAACAGGAAGTAGAAGTGTTGGTATAGGCCCTTATTGTGTCAACAATGATACCGACACAGCTAAATTTACCGACGGCATGAAAGTTGTGATGAGTTCAGCAAGCATTGTGGATATAGATGTTTCAGGGCAAACAAAAATTCGGATGCCTTATGGACATTTCTATTCTACAACTACACAAAATATATCTGTTATAAATACTACCCAAACTATAACACTTGATGGGGCTTTTGATGCTCATAATATAGAAATATCAGCAAATAACTGCATTACTGTTTTACGTTCTGGAGAATATGACATTACATTACTTGCTCAATGTGATGGAGATGTAACAAAGATATTGTATATATTTGCACGATTAAATAATGTTAATATACCATTTACTACTGTTCAGAGAAAATTTAGTGCAAATCAATCTCCTATGCCTATTCCCATGTTTCTTAATTTAGATATGAATGCTGGAGATTGCCTTGATTTTATAATGGTATCCGATTCAACAAATTCAAGAGTAGTATCAATGGCAGAAAGCTCTTCACCAGCTATGCCAGCATCTGCTTCTATTACAGTAATAATTGACAAAACAGGAGAAATACAATAATTAAAATAATAAAAAATGGAGCTTCAGGAGGAACTCCAATAGACCTCAAATAATTATAAATGGAGATTAAAGGAAATAAGAGCGGTAGCTTCCGCACAAAAAGCAAGGAGGAAGTATGAAGTGTTTTAAAGTTGCGCTAGTTGTTGTTTTTGTTTTCGGTTTGATAGGTGTTTCTTTTGCAGCGGATCTTGGGCCTACTGCTAATAAAAATTGCCCAATTGTTTCAGCATCTGGATCAGGTAAATATACAACTTGCGCTATTGATGCCGGAACAGTAGCAACTGCAGTTTCAGCGAGTAAAGCAAGAGTCGGAGGCTATATTTTAAATGTGAGTACAGCGTATTTGAAATGTTCCTTAACTTCAGCAACCACAACTGGAATAGATGCTGGCTACTTTGTTCTCTATCCGTTCGGAACAGCAAATGATGCTGATAGATTTAATTTTAACCAGGATGGTGTTTTATATCAAGGCCCTGTTTATTTTAAAGGATATGCGTCTGATTTAGGAACATCTTATAGCGCATCTGGAAAAGTTTCAGCAGTGGAACTTAAATAACAAGGGATAACTAGTGAAAAAACTAAGTCGGGAAGATCTAGAAGCTAAAGCAAAGAAATTTGTTTTAGATGCTTACAAGTCATTCAGTAATCGTTCTGGCCTTGAAACAAAGTGGCGGAAATGGGATGCTCAATACAATCTAGAGTTTGATTCTAGCGGTAAGGGTAATTACGAGGGAACTGCCAAGTTGTTTCCTCCTGAAACTAGAAGAGCATTACAGACTATAGTTGACTTTATCATTGATGTTATTTTTCCGCCTACTTCAGATTGGAATAGAATCAAAGGTATAGACGGAGATGCTGATATAAAAAATGCACAGGTGTACAAAAAAATAAGCGATATACAGAATGAGAAGATTGCAATTAGAGCAAAGGTAATAAAAGCTGTATATCGCTGGCTTAAATATGGATTCCTGATAGTGAAAGTTCCTTATGTGTATAAAGAAAAATATATTATTAAGGAAGAACACGACAGGATAACATTTAAGGGTATGCTTAAAAGCTTTTTTTCAGGCGTTAGTCAAAAATTATGGGATGGAGAAAATCTTCCAGAAAAGAAAGCAGTATCTACTTACGATAATATTGATTTTCAGCCAAAATCTCCCTGGAATATGTTTTGGAATTATAATATTCCCTGGAGCGAGCAGAAAATAATAATTGAAAAAATAGACAATGTAACCGCATCTCATCTGAAAGCTCAAAAAAGAAAAGGTATTTATAATGATAATGTAGATGAGATAATAAAAACATTGTCAGAACAAAAAGATACTGGAAAAGTTTCAGATGAAACAGACGTTGATCAGAAATTTCCGCATTTTCAAAACATAACCGGACTTAATGGAGAATTTAGCGATGGTATTGCTAAAACAAAACTTTTACAAGCTGATTGTTATTTTGACATAGATCAGGATGGCTACGACGAACTATGTATAATAACACTGGCCTTAACAGGAACTAAGGATAAAGTTGATGCTGAGGTAATTCGCATGGATCTTAATAATTGCGAACTTCAGGAAATGCCTGTACTCTTTGTTCCCTGGGATGAATTAGAAGATACTTCTTTAGGAATGGGTGTTTGTCAAATTGCAGAAAAAGATCAGCGCGCTTTAAATGATTTTACAAATCAAATGATGGACAATCTTTCTGAAATATTAAACTGCGTAAGAGTCTATGATAAGGAAATGATAGATGAAGGCCAGAACTTAAATACATGGCCTAGAAAAACAATAAAAGTTAAGGGAAATCCAAACGATATTGTTGCATTTATCAGGCCTCCAAATATTGTAAATGAAGCTATGTCCGCAGTTAATATGGCAAAAGGTAATATACAAAATGGAACCAGGGCAAATATTTCACTTCAAGGACTTGCTGCGCGATATGATACTACAGCTACAGAGTACACACAACAGGGCAGTGCTGCAAGTCGTGGAATAATGTGCCAAATAAAAAACTTTGAGGATAATATCTTAAAGCCTTATTTAAGATTTCAGTATGCCTATAATTTACAGTATATAACTAGAGATGCACTTATAGGTATTTTAGGAAAGACTGCAGCAAAGGCAATGCTTTCTACTGAGGATCCTGCAAAACAAAAATCAGCTAGAGAAGCTATAATTGGAGATTATGATTTTATTCCGCTAGGAGTAACTCAAACTGAGAATAAAATTATAAGAGGCCAGCAACTTATAAACTTCTTAAATATAGCAATGAAAGTTGAAGAAAAAAATCCTGGAACTGTAGATATTGCATTTCTTGTAAATAAAATATGGGAAGTTACCGGAGATGGAGATAACAGAATATTGTTACCGCAAAATACAGATCCGGCTTTAGATCCTAATGATGAAAATATTCTGTTAAGTCAAGGCGCTGAGTTAAGTGTAAATCCAATGGATGATGATAAGGCCCATGCTCAGATACATTTACCTTTGGAACTTATACCTGAATTTATGCCTAATAAAATGAAGCACTTAAAAGAACATATGATGGCAGATCAAAAGAAAACTCTTATGGCACAACAGGCAGGAAAATCTGGGCCAGGATTGCCGGCACAATCTCAACCAGCATTCTCTCCCAAGTTACCAATGCCTGGAAATAATGGGGCTGTTCCTGGAGTTGTTAAAGCTCCAGTTAATGTAGGGTAATAAAGGAGGTTGTATGAGCGACGAGTCTCAATTTCACGACAGATCTGTTTTAATAACTTCTGCTTTTCAAACTGACGGAGGAAAAGAGTTCCTTAAAGTTATAGAAGAAAGAAAACAGGGATGTCTTGAAAGAATAGCTAAAAGTGAATCTGGTATTGAAATTGGCGCAGTTGAAAATAAACCAGGCGGAATTACAATTGTTGTTTTAAATAAAGATGAACTTCAACATGAACTTACTTTTTGGAAAAGATTAGAAGGTAGTTTTAAAACATGGCATGAAGAGGCCCATAAACCAGCAGAGCCTTCGGAGGAAAAATGATCGAAACGTCGGACCCTTGTAATAAAGAAGAATGTAAGCCTATAGATAAGATTACTTTAAGCTCAAACAACGTAAAAGGACTTGAAGATTTTACAGTTGATGAAGAAGTTGAAATCAGGTTAAAAGTAAAAGTTTTAAAACCTATGGGCAGACATGTTTGGAATGAGAAAGACATGAAAAAACCGCTTGAAGGCGAGTATCAAATTATTAGCGGTAAGGCAGTTGGTATTCAAGATAAGATCGATGATGCTGATACAATTGATGAATTGGATGAAGCAGTAAAATAAAAGGTAAAGGGAGAGGTTATGGCATTTAAGTCAAACGCAGAAATTGCAGCAGAAAAAAAAGCGGCGGATGAAAAAGCAGCAGCAGAACTTGAAGCTAAAAAGAAACAGGATGCGGATGAAAAAGCAAAGAAAGAAGAACAGGATGCAAAGGATTTAATAGACAAAAAAAATAAGGCACTAGAAAAATCTCCTGAAAAAAAAGAACCTAGTGTCCCTGATTCCAAGATAAAATGTAAAAGATGCGGATTATCGTTTGAAGTAAAAAAAGCAAAGGTTTCTAAAGCATTCCAGGAACTTGGTTGCCCTGAATGTGGATTTCCAGTTCGCTGCAGTAAGTAAATAAATAAAAAGGAGCTACAAATGTCAAATGAGAAAGTTGAAAAGAAGGAAGAAGTAAAGGAAACTAAAATTGATGAAAAGGGAACACTGGATAAATTTATTGAAACTGGCGAGAGTCCTGAGAAAGTTGAAGATGCTCTTAAAACGGAAATGGATAACGCTAATAAGACTGCAAAAAAAGAAGTTGAAGCTATCGAAAAAGGCGAAGATCCAGGTAAAGTAACCAAAGAAGAGAAAATAAAAGAAAAAGATAAAGATAAAAAAAAAGAAGAGCCGGCGGAAGAGTTAATCACAGAAGAATATCGTAAAAAATACAACGTACCGGATAATATTAAAACAGCCAAGGCCTTAGTTGAGTGGGGAAGAAATGCTCAGAAAAATATGGAGAAGGTTCTTGCTGAAAGAGATAAGCTTAACTTAACATACACCGAGTCAGAAAAAAGACTTGCAGCAATTGAAGCAAAACTTAATCAGTTTACAGAAAATCTAAAAACAAAAGTTGAAGATGGTAAAATAACCGAAGAACAGAGAGCTGTCGAAGAAGAAAAAATGCGCATTCTCTCTGAAACAAATCCGGCAGAGTTTGCAAGGGTTATTAAACAGCAAATAAAAGACGAAGCTATAGCAGAAGAAAAAAGAAGAGAAGCTGAAAATAATAAGTCGGAATACGACACAAAAGTTTCAGCAATAAGAGCAAAACAAAAAGAAGAGTTAGATGCTCTTAAAAAAGAATACGCAGATAAAGGCGAATCAGAAAAGTTTGAAAACGAAATATGGCCGGCAATAAAGAAAATAGCTGCTGAAAGACCATACCTGGTTAAATTTGAAGAAGCTATGATTATTTATAAACATAACTTGGCATTAAATGAAGAAAAAATTAAAGCAGATGAAGAAGCTAAACTGAAGGAAAAGAAAGGAGATAATTCAGAAGTTTCTTTTAAATCTGTTACAGATGATAAGCAGGATAAAGATGCAATTGCAGCTGCCATTGAAGCAGTATCTGAGAATAGTTCTATCGAAGAACTGGATAGGGCAGCAGGAATAAAGAAGTAAGGATCCAATTTATCGGAAAACCTGATAAAAAGCGTAGAGAGCCTGTATAGGTAAACTTGTGGCTGATGTCTTAAATTTTTACAAGGCAGTTAAATTTAAAGTCCACAGGAGGACACTATGACAGGCTTGAATACCTTTGCGTATATGCCGCCAGCAGTGCAGGGCTATTACGACAAACGCGCTCTTATCAGGGCGAAGCAGATTATAACAGCACTGGATCTCGCACAGAAAAGATCTTTGCCGGAAGGCGAAGGTTCCACAGTAAGATTTTGGAGATATGCTCCGCTTACAAAAAATACTACCGCTCTTACAGAAACTGTAGATGGTGGTATTACACTTGCCACAAGACAGCAACTTACCTCTCAGGAAGTTTCAGTTGTTCCTAAATTATGGGGAGATTTTATATCTGTAGGCAGGTTGGCAAAGCTTACAACTATAGATCAGGGAACCGCAGAAAAAGTAGATCTTGTTTCTCAGCAGGCAGCAGAAACAATCGACTATTTGCTTCATAAGACAGCAGCTCAGGGTTTTATGAGACGTAGGGCTGATGGAGATACTAATTACCAGGTAAGTGGTACTTCCGATTCAGCTGGTTCAACAACCACAATAGTTGACAGCACAAGAACAGCATTAGATGCAGATAAGCCATCCATAGGTGATAGTTACTATGTTGGAGGTTTTATAACAGTTACCTCCGGCCCTGCTTATGGCCAGACCAGACAGGTTTCTGCATACGTTAATTCAACCGGTACTTTTACAGTATCATCTGCATTCAGCGTAGCGCCTGGAACTGGAGCTACATATCGTGTAGCTGTAGGAACTGGCATTGGAGCTTCCTCAACAATAGGCTCTAAAGTTCTTCGCTTGGCAAACAGAGATCTGTTAAATCAGAAAGCATTAAGGTATGATGGCCAGTATTTTACCGCTGTCCTTGATCCTGACATGCACTATGATTTCTTCGATGATCCAAACTTCATTGCTGCAGCAACATACAAAGACAGCATGAAGAATCTTGATACCAATGAAGTAGGTTCATTCGCTGGTGTTAAGTTCAAAATGGGTACACAGATATATCGTGAAACTGTTGCCGGAGTAGAGTCAGATGGTGCAGGTGCAGTCCACGTTGTTCCTATCTATGGTAAGGAAAGCTTCGGTGTAGTAAACCTTGGCTCAACTGCTGCAGGTAAGAAAAACTTCAAGATATATGTAAGAACATGGGATCAGCTGGGCCAGTCAATGCCTCTCTATGACACTATAGGTTGGCAGGCAGAGTTTGAATCTGTAGTTTTAAATGGTTGTTTTGCTATGGGCATTATGTGCGGAGCTTCAGACAACCTGTAAGCTATAGAGAACTTTACCCTGCTCCTGGTTTATCTCCTTTTCCAGGAGCGGGGTTGGGTTCTCGAAAAAATGGAGAGATTATGCAATTGTTCAAAATACATACTTATGTTGACAAGGCAGGTAATTGTAGAAAAATAGTTGATAGAACATATGGCATATTATTTGTATTTGACACAATAAACCTTTGGTTAAAAAAAGCATATTTAAAACTAGAGAACATAAGAAATACAGCACACAACAACTCTGGAAGATATGTTATGCGCGATAATAAACTAGTAAAAATATCAGGTAATGTAAGTGCAACAGATGTTTGGTTTAAACATCATCAAATTTATGCAGACCAGGGCCTTAGAGAAAGACACAATTTTTTTGTTGACCAAGACCAGAGAGGAAAATTGAAAGATGTCAACGATATTGAAGTACAAAATGAATCAATAAGAATGTACGGCAGAGGAAAAGTTAAAGTGAGGTAATGTATGCAGTGGAGCGATACAGTAAATAATACCGGAATTTTACAGGAAATATTACGTTCATTAAAAGAACCCTCTACCGATATAGGGCATTGGAGTTTTGTTGATTTATTAAGAAGAGCCAATATTGTAATGCGTACTATTTGCGAACAAACCGAATGCCTCCGCTTAACAGATACTTCAAACTCAAGCATATCTGGTACAGCAACATACAATAAGCCTACAGGATGCGCTAGAATAACTAGAGTTGCTTATGGCAATACCAGGCTCTATGGTATATTATCATCGGAGCTTGATATAAATGCACTGCAGGACAATACAGCTTGGCAGACATTAACCGGAGATTGCTCAAGATACATAGATAATCAAAGCACAATTACTATTGTTCCTAAGCCTAATTCTACAGGAACAACAATTACCATAGAGTATATTGCGCAGCCTACAGAACTTACAGTAGCAACTAGTATTCCTTTTAATGCTTTAACTAGTTTATATTCTTTTCACGAACTAATCATATCCGGTGTGGTTTATAAATGCCTCCTCGAAGATAAAAACCAATTTTATATACCTTATCTTACAGAATATAAAGAAGGTATGAAAAGACTTAGAGATTTTGTTAAAAATATGCCTGATACAATGATGAATACAGTCCAGGTAGGAAGTTCTAGCGGAAGAAATATTTTTCCATTGCCTTTAGGCAGAGGATTTTAAATGGTTCAAGACAATGAAACTTTAAGAATCATACTTGATAGTTGGAACAAAGGTATAATCAGCAGAACTCCTGCAGAAAGAATACCTATTGATTCTTTTTCTGATTCTGAAAATATAGACTTAGATACCAAATTACTACCCATGAAAGTTCTCGGACATTCAAAATATAATGCTACAACTTTAGGAGCATATCCTGTAAGAGGTGCTTGCTTATTTACCAGAACTGACGGAACAAAATATTATGTTGTTGCCTGCGGAGGTAAACTATATTATTCATTAGCAGGTTCTGGAACATTTGCAGCGTATCAAATAAGTTCCGCAGATGTAACATTTAGCACTGATACCGATGTTGAATTTGCTCAGTATAACAATAAACTTTATGTTGTAACAGGACTATATCCGGTTATTACAAATGCAGCGCATACCACAGATAGGATGCTTAAAATAGATGGAACCACAGTTACCGGCCTTACAATTTCAGATATTCCCCAGGCATTAAAATATATATGGGTACATCAAGAAAGATTATTTGGAGCAGGAGCCTCTGGAACTCCAAATGGTTTATTCTGGACAAATGCTTATTTTGATTATTCTACAAACGCTGAAACAAACTGGACTCCTACAACTGGATTAAATTATGACTATGTAGGAAAAGACGACGGAGAAAGTATAGCAGCATTATTCAGCTATCAAGGTTTTATGTTGGTTATAAAACCTAAAAATATTTATAGATATGCAACAACTGGAGATATTACTACCTGGACTAGTTTCAGAGTTGACTCAAATCATGGTACGCCATTTCATAGAACAGTGAAAGAAATGAATGGTTATGCTTATTGGTTTTCAAGAGAAGGAGTTGTAAGATTTAATGGTTCTTCAACTGAATTTGTAGATGATCCTATAAAAGATAAAATACTTGGATTACCTCAGCTTGTTAGCAATGTTAGGCAGTGGTTTATATCAACAGGAGCAGAATTTTCCGAAGGATTTTATACGTTTTTAATAGGCATAGTAGCCCAGGTTTATATCTCACCATATACAGCATCTGATCCCCTTTGGGCCCAATCTACAAAAACAAATATTGACACAAGAACTGTTTTGGGTGCAGCACGTTTAGAAGCTGATGCGGCTTATAATAAAACAGTAAATGCTATAGGAAACTCATGGTATGGAACATCTCCTGAAAATGTTAACGATGGAGACGACTTCACTTATTGGGCAGTAGAGGGGTCTGGAATACAATGGGACGTGGAACTTGGAGGATCTGTTTCCGCCGCATTATTTTATTTAAAATATCAAGGTGTGTCTGGTGGGTTAAAAGTTTATGGATACAGTGGTTCAACACTCCATGAGATTTGGAGCACAACAGATTATGATTTTAATGGATTAGTTTCATTTACTTCTAGATATTATACAATGTTTAGAATAGTTCCAAATCTTTCTTTTGCTTCCCCTATCTTTATATATAAATTTGCATTAAACAGATTTATTAATGGGAGTTTGATTACATCGGCAGGCGTAAGCACTGTTACACCTATTTCTATGGGTAATTTAATAGCATCATGCGATATTCCTGCAGGCACAACATTAACTTTTAAAACAAGAACTTCTCCTGACAATGCGACATGGACAAGTTTTGTAGATATAGGTTCCGCTGGAATCAATGGGGGAGTTATTAATTCTCCTGCCGATAAATATATTCAAGTTCAAGCTAATTTTACAACAGACATCCAGGCTTCGCTTACACCTACTTTATATAATTTTTACATTGGATCTACTTACAGATCTGCAATAAAAGATTTGACAGCAACTCCGACATTATGGGGAAAGTTTTCAAGTGATATAATTATAGGATCTGAAACAACATTTTGGATGAGATCTGCTTCAAGTTCTGGAGGAATTGCAGCTGCAACATGGTATCAACAAATACCAGGAGATAACATAGTATCCGTAGCGTTAAATAGATATATTCAATGGGAAGTAAGATTTAATACAACAAACTATAGCAATATTCCAATACTTTCAAATGTAACAATAAACTATTACTTAACAGCAGCATTAAATAATCCTTGTGCATATGTTTGGAAAAATGAGTACGTTCTTAATGTCGCTGCATCAGGACAGACCGTAAATAGTGTAGCCTATAGATATAATAAATTAAACTACTGGCTTATAAGAACAAATAAGCATAACAACGTTTATTTTATCGACGAAGATAAGCTTATATCTGGAACATCTGATTCTGATGGATTTGTAAGACTTAATGAAACTGGAAGCCAGGATGATACAACTAATATTGATTCATGGTTTACTACAAAAAAAATACAGATTGAAAATATACTTGCAGTCTATAGGAAATATGTTGTTGAATCTCAGTCAGATCAAGTCTGGACATTTTCTTACTCGATAGATAATGCTACGTTTGTTGATTTAGTTATTTCCTCAGCATCTACCATAGATAAAATACTTAAAACAATTCCTGGTCTTGTAATAGGAAATGCGATACAGTTAAAATGCAGGCAGGCCTTGCAAGATGCGAACTGGAAAATTAACGCTATAGAAGTTCATTATGAAAAAGGAAGAACTGTAAGGAGTGATGTTTAATGAATAAACCTTATAAAATAACTAAGCTTGATACGCCTAAAGATGTTTCTTTACTCGACGATATTATATCTAAAATATATTTATACATGGTTGATATAACTGATAGCCAAACAATAAAAGGGGTTAAAACATTTTTTAACAATATCATCGCTAGCGCTAATGTTTACATAAGTGGGAATTTAGGTGTAGGCACTACAGGCCCTGGCGAGAAGTTAACAGTAAGTGGAAATATAATAGCAACAGGTAATATTTCAGGATCTACGGGAAGCAAAATATATCCAACCGCAGGTGTTTCAGATGTATATATGACGGAGTCATACGGATTAGAACTTCACGGTGCCACAGGGCGGCCTGTACAATTGCCAGACAGTTCTTTGCTTGTAGGTTACGATGCGATAGGCGGAAATTACGGAACCGGAAACCTATTTGTGTACGGCAACGTAGGAATCGGAATCGCAAGTTCTGGTGCTAAGCTTGAGATAGCATCCGGTGCTGATACGACTGTTAGAATAGGGCGGACTACTGACAATATTCATTATAACGGCATATCATTAAATCAGGATTTATCTACGACCGGATTGATAGGTATAGTAGGGGGCGGGGATAATAATTTGTATGTGCAATCGAATGCAACAATATTGTTTAGGAACGGAACAACAACAAGAGCATATATAGATAGTTCAGGTAATTTAGCAGCAACAGGAAACCTTACAATAAGCGGCACAGGTAATTCTTCAATTGCGGGCAACGTTGGAATCGGTACCGCAACCCCAGGAGCACGCCTAGAGGTTAATGGGAGAGTTAAGGACCAATCAGGGTTTATAACCCCTGTTGGTGCATTAATTCCGTATGCAGGATCTTCCGCTCCTGCAGGTTGGCTGTTGTGTGATGGCTCAGCTGTTTCAAGGTCAACTTATGCAGAACTTTTTGCAGTATGTGGGGAAACTTATGGCGCAGGAAATGGCGTAACAACATTTAATTTGCCTGATATGAGGGGCGTGTTTCCGAAAGGGGCAGGAACCACAGATAGAGCAGCAGGAAAAGATGCAAATGGGAATGCTTACACTGTAACATTAGGAACTTACTCTCAAGACAAAATGCAAGGGCATTTACATAATTTAACTAATGGTACAAATCCATTAACTACAAATTCATTGTTTTCGGCAGGCGGAGATGTTGCAGCTCAGAATGGAGCGCCAGGTTCTAATAAACTTGTGCTATCAACTCCTGTAACTGATGGAACAAATGGAACTCCAAGAACAGGATTAACAACAGAACCGCAAAGTCTTGGATTGAACTTCATAATTAAGTATTAGGAGATTCTATGAAAAGATTTGCTATTTATTTATTTTTGTTTTTAAGTTTGACTGGGTGCGCCTCAGCGAAATGGCTTCCTGACTTCAACTTATTTAAACATGAACAAAAAGGCGATGTCCAGGCAGTTAAAACCGGAGATATCGCTCCAATTAAGGCTCCTATATCTGCAGATGGTAAACTTTCAGTTGTTGACAACTCTAAAAAAGAGGATACAAAAAACACGGCCGGAGGAAGCATTATAACTCAAGCTACAAGTGATCCGACAGTAATAATGTCAATTGCAAGCGGACTATTTGGTTTTATGGGAACACTTATAATTCAAATGTTTTTTACTATAAGAGCAAAAGACAAGCAAATTGGAAAGCTAATGGAAGGGCAGCAGAAATTTATCACACAACAAGAAGAAGGGCAACAGAAATATATTGCAATGCTTGAAAGAATAGCAATGTCAGTTATAGAAGATAAAATTAAAAAGGAGGCAGTATGAAAAAGTTAGTGTTGTTAGCAGTATCGTTGTTATGTTTTGCAGGAATAGCAAGTGCAGGAAATATGCTCTATGCAAAAGGAGACTTTAAGGTTTTTGTACCTGTAAGAGACTCAATGAATGTTGTATCTCTTTATGATATGGTTAAAGGCAACGGTTATGTAGGTTTAGAATCGACAGTTGTACTTTATAAAAATATGTCCTTAAACTATGGAGTAATGGCAAAAGAGGCATCTGGCCTAGAGTCTAAAAAAACTTCGGATTATATCAGCTTTGATGTTAGTTTTGCTTCAACAAGCCCAGATATAGCAAATACAAAACTCGGACTTTGGTTTGCTAAAGACGAAGATCCCTCCAGCGCAGAAACAAAAATATTCAAGGGTTTTATAGCTGGAATAAAGGCAACTACCCCTCTTTGGTAATGGAGAAAATAATGAAGCTTAAAATAAACTGGACAACAATTTTACAGCTTTTAGGCTATTTAGGGTACTTGCTATTTATTGCATTTATTATAGGCGGTATGTCTATAAAAAATACAGGAGCATTAGAAGAAATATGTAAACTTAATAGTTATTGTGCAAAAAATACTGAAGAGCATACAAACTTCAAATGCTTATTCTCAGAGATTAATCAATCGTTAAAAGATACAAAAGAACAACTTAACAGGATAGAGAGAAAAATACCATAATGGAAATAGAAAAGATACCTTCAGAGATAAGAAAAGATATTTTAACTTTCGAGGCTAAGTTAAGTAGTATTCCTGGAGCGCAGTTTGGAGACTACTTACCTTTAAAGCATACCTTTGCTGAAGGTGTCTATGTAAGGGAAATATTTATACCTAAAGGAACATTGCTAGTTGGTAATATACATAAACATTCTCATCCAAACTTTTTAATGATCAGAGATGTTTCAGTATTAACTGAAGA